ATAGTCGCATTCGGTCACGGGGCAGCCGAACAGCGTGGAAAAACGCGCGTTGTTCGCCGGGTTGCGGATCGCCAGCCACCAGAACATAGACAGCCAGTGATAGGCGCCCAGGCCGAAAGGCGCGTTCAGGTGCCACCAGCCGCGCTTGTCGCCGGCGGCGCCGTCGCGGTCATTGCTCCACAGCCACGCCCAGGACGGCAGCAGGATCAGCACCCAGTCGCCGGCGGCCTGGCTGAACGGTTGCGCAGGGCCTTGCGTCACGCGGAACGGCAGCGCGAGCGGCACGACCACCAGACCAGCCAGGATCAACAGGACGCGCAGCGGCAGCAGGCAGACCCATTGCAGGGCCGCCCAAAGGACATGGGGCAGCATCGGGGAATTCCTCAGGATCAGAAACGAAAAAGCCCCGCACGGGGCGGGGCTTCGTGGCGGATGGCGGCCTACTCGGCGGGCCAGGGGTTTTCGGCTTGGATCTCGGCAAAGCGAGCCAGACCGAGCGCCTTGGCCGCCTCGGCGGCTTCAGTATTGCCGAGCAGGCTTTCGCGCTGCGCCTCGGCGAAATAGCGGTCGCTGCCGGTCAGCGGATCGGCATAAGCGCGAAGGCGCGCGGCTTCGATCTGCTCACGCGTGGGCGGCGGCGGTGGCGGCGGGTTGATCAGGATTGGCAGGCCGGCGGCGTCGTGGTGGCGGATTTTGCCAGGAGCTGGGCTGGCGATCACTTGCAGATAGCGGTCATCGGAGATCGGCACCGCATCGGCGGGCATCGTGTCGCCATGAATCGCCCGCACATAGGTGCACCCTGTGGTTTTGCTGTAATAGCGCTGCATTGTCTTACCTCAAATCAAGCCAGATTATTTGCCGACCGCTAACCAAAATGAGTTTTGGCCGCCGCCTGATGAGCTGGCCGCAGTGAAGCCCGTTAGAGTCTCGCCGTAAGCGGCCATCGCGGAGACTTTTTGATAGGCCGCAGCGACGGCGTTGTAATTCCGAGCGCCAATAACGACGCCGCCAATCACGCTAGGAAACTGAATAGGGAACGTGACAGGATCATTCGCATAAACGCCTCCCCCCCACTGGATAATGAAGCCGCCTAGCCAGGTCGGGAACGCGATATAACCGTTCGCGGTGAAACTGGCGGCGAAACCCATGCGTAGCTTTTTCGGCGTCACAACTACATCATCCAGCGCGCCGGCGTTAACCTCGGCCTGAGTTCCTACTCGCAGCACGCCGCGCAACAACTCAGTCGCGCCGGCAGTCGCTTCCCTAAACATTTTCCAGATCGCGGCGACCAGTTGGTTTTTCGTGCCCTCGGCCGGCACGCCCCCAACCTCTCGCACAACATTCAAAATTTCTTCTGTTACATCGTTGCCCCACTGCGCCGGAATCAGCGAGCCAGGGGTCCCGTTTACCGGGTCTTCATCGACAAACTTGCCGTCAACCAGGCCCACGCCTGGCACGCTCTTCGGATAGTCCATTAGGGCGCCTCTTCATACAGGATGGTTTCAAGGGTGTGCGCCGGGGCGGCGCGTCTGATCAGGCATTCGAGCGCGGTGGCAGGGTTGGCGCCGAAGCGCTCACCCCAGTAGCTGACGCCAAAACGGCGCCCACCAGAAAGGCGCTCGCCGGCGTACAGCGTCCACATGTGCTGTGCAGCCCAGGTGCCGAAGTGCGACCGCCCGAAGCGGGCGCGACCAAAGCGCGGCGCGCGCCGTTCGATCACTCGGGCATTGGCGTAGCCCTGGCTGACCGCCATCTGCACGTATCGCGCCGGGGTCTGGCCGCCGAGTTCGGCGAATCGCTGGCGGATGGCGCGCTTGCGGTCCTCCAGCGTAGGGGACGGACCCAAGCACGGATCGGGCAGGTTCATCACCCGCTCCCAATCGGGCACCAGCTCATGCACGGTAAGCGGGGCGGCTTCGTTCACCAGGTCGTCAGCGCGCGTATGGGCGGATGCCAGGCCGGCGGCGAAGCCCGCCAGCAGCGCCTCGGGGAACGCATCCACTGCCGGCTCCCATGCCGGCCCAGGCGGAAGCAATGCCGTCAGCTGCTGCCGGTAGTCTTCGCTGTTCATAGCCATGTGATTGCCCCCATGACGGCGAACTCGCCGGTGCCGAGCACCACGTCGGCGGCGGGCGCACTCAGCACATGGTCGGTTTCGCCAGCCACCTGGCTGATCGCTTCCTTAATGTGGCTCAGCAGCAGCGTGCCGCCAGGCTCGGACTCACGCCGCATCAGATCAGCCAGGCTGCTGAGCACACCCGCGCGGACCGCGGCGGTATCCGGAATGACGCGCAGGGTAAAGTCGACCGGCACCGCCACCGGCGCCACAACGTAGACTTCAGCCGTAACCGGGCGGACCTGCTCGATGTACGCGGCCACCGCCTCGAGCACCGCGGCGGTCGGTATCGGATCATCCAGGCGATCACACACCAGCCGAACGGTGACCGTGCCCGGCCCCAGCTCGTGGCGGTAAACCCACGCCCGCGTCACGCTGGCATGGGCGGCGAGCGCCCAGCTTTCGTAATCGGCGCGACTCCCACCGCGCGGCGGTTGACGCAGGCGCATCAGCACCCGGGCGCGCAGCGACTCGACCTCTTCCTGATCGGCACCGCCACTGAGCCCCGCAGCCGTCACCGCCGCCTGTGATTGAATACCGGCAATGGGCGAGATAAGCGTCAGCACATCCCCCGCTGCAAGGTTGCCCGCCGCACCCGCCTCCGCCGCCGTGACCGCCACCGCCTGGGTGGCGGCGGTGAGCGTTACCGCATCAACGGGCCGGTAGATAACACCGGCCGCGGTCTGCCACTGCGCATCGACGTCGATCTGGCTGCCGACCACACCGGTTACGGTGACCTCGCCGGTCGCGGCGCTGGCCGGCGCGTACCACAAGCCGAGCAGTCGCGCCCAGCGCTCGAGGCCGTCTTGCGCCGCCAGGTCAGGCAGGTACTGTTCGGCCTGCCATTCCAGGTAGGCATAGAGCCCATTGAGCCCTTCGGCCTGCACCCGGGCGAATACCTCGGCATCGTCGCGGCGCACATCGGAGAGGTCGAGCCGGCTCAGCAGGTCGGTGCGCTGTCGCACGACCAGCGTCGCCATGGTTGGGCGAGAGAAACTGGTTTCAGCCACGGATTGCACTCCAGATGTCAGCGAAACGGATGTCCAGGCGTTGCCCGTCCGGTTGGTCGATCAGCACGCGCATGCCCAATGTGTCATTGCCGATGCGTTCGGCCTCTACGGTGACGCGGACGGCCAGGCCGTCTTCGGTGAGCCAGGCAAGCGCTTCGCGGGCCAGATCCCGCGCCTTGGCAACGGTCGCGGCGGTGAGGGTTTCACGGCTCAGCAGCCAGAGGCGCGAGCCGAACCGATCCCCGGTGACGGGCGAATAGCTGTCGCCCCACCAGCCCATGCGCGGGCTTTCCGGGGTAGGCAGCTCATCGCCTGGGCGGGCGCGCGCCCAGGAAAACAGGCTGTTGATGACGGCCTTGGCCAGGCGCGTGTCCTGCAGCTTGCGCCCGGAGCCATCGAGGATCAGCGGGAAGTCGAAGCTCATACGACCTCCAGCGTCTGCGACCCGCCCGGCAGGTTGTGCCGATGCGTATCGTCTATGGCATGGCCGTTGGCGCTGACGGTTCCGGTAAAGGTGGTATCGCCGATCACGTCAAGATCGCCGGTCAGCGCAAACCGACCGGTCTGGATAGCCACTTCGGTGGCGGCGGTCATCTCGATTCGCCCGCCGTTACGCAGCACCACACAGGTGCCCTCGTGGTTGAACAGGGCCACCTCGCCAGGCGCCAGGTCAACGGGGCGATAGCGCCGGTCGGTCTGCACCAGGGCAATGCCGTGGGTACGGCTGCCATCGATGAAGGCCACCGCCGCTTCCGCCCCCGGCAGCGCATGGCCGGTGAGCCCGTAAGGCTCGAACAGCTCGACGCCATCCTTCACCTCGCCGGCCAGCAGTTGCAGCTGCAGGGACTGCAGCCGGTTCTGCTGCACACCGGCCAGTACCGCGCGGGCCAGCAGGTTGCCGAGGCCACGCTGCATCTTTTCGCTGAGTCGTCGCATGCTGCGCATCAGTTGAACTCCACCAGGGTTTCACCGGGCTGCAGGGAGAAGCCCCCGCTGCCCTTCTTCTTTTTGCCCTTGGGCTTGGGTACCTCGGGCAGCAGCTCGAACGCTGCCACCGGCGCCACGGTCAGCGTGGCGATCGTCCCCGCCTCGCTCTGGCTGTACTCGACTTCGGCGATGAGCATTTCCAGATCGAACCCGATCAGCGCGTCGCGCACCTGCACCCGCTGATTCGGCAGCCACAGCGAACCATCGGCCTGGCGCCAGCCCTGGACGGTGTACGTCGTCTGGTAGCTCTTGCCGGCACGGTAGGCGGCCTCCCAGCGCACGCGATCACGGCAGGCGGCGATGTCGCCCTGCCCTTCTGCGCGTAGTTCGATGACGCGGCGGCGGGTGATGCTGGCGTCGGTGACGCTGGCGGCCGACTGCGCCACCGCTGCGCCGAAGTCCTGGTCGTTACCGGCGCGCTGCCCTTTGCAGATGTACTCGGAGAAGCGTTCCTTGAAGTCCAGCGAGGCCGAGCCGGTGAGGATGTTCACCCCGGTTTCCAGTGCGGTACCGGCGCGAAGCCGGCCTGCGCGGGTGAGAATCTGCCGCCCCTCGCCATCATCCGTGGCGAGCAGGGCCTTCTGCGTGATCAACCGGTCGATGCTTTCGAACACCGTTTCGCCCGGCTCGAGCTGATGCTCGGCGATAATGCCCGGCTCGACCTCTGCCAGCACCGTGACGCCGTAGGGCGCCGCCAGCTCCTGCGCGATGCGCAGTACACTCGCGTTGCGCCACTGGCCAGCGCGGTGCTGCGCGGCGCAGTCCACCAAATCGGCGGTCTTGCTGCGGCCGTTGACCGATACCGTCACCTGCCCCGCCTCGTAGCTGATCGGGGTGGCGTCGATGTAGCCGGTCAGCATCTTGTCCGCCCCGAACCAGACTTCGCACAGGTCGCCGGGGCGAACCCGGCGAATCACTTCGTTGCCCGGCCAGCGGTCGGTCACGGTGAGCGAAAAGTCGCGACACTGGCGTTCGATGCCGGCCGAGAGCCGTACCTCCTTCCAGCCCGCATGCTCGTGGCCGTTAACCACCAGCCGCACGCGTTCGGTTACCTTCATGCGTTGAGTACCTTAAGCGTGGTCGGCGGCACAAAGCCCGGGTGCGCCAAGCCGTTGCGGCGAGTAATCTCCTCGCCCCGGCTGGCATCGTCGTAGAGGTCATAGGCCAGCACCGCCGCCGGCGTGACCTGCCGCGGCGTGAGTTCAACCAGGCGCGAGGCGGTACCGGCCTCGGCGAGCACATAGCGGCTGACGGCGCCGCGCAGCTCTGCCAGCGCCTCGACCGTGGGCTGGGGTTGGCCGGGCCTGCCGATCTCGGTGTCGATCACGCTGACCAGCTGGCCCTTCCAGCCCTGCAGGTCGTCGTAAACCGGCTCCTCGACCGCAGCCAGCTCGACCGCCGCCTTGGCGATCGCCGCCTGAGTGAACAGATCCTGCACGGCCGCCATGTTGCCGCGCGCCTGGGTGAGCGCAGCGGAGGAAGCACGCGCCTCCGGCAAGCGTGGCTGGGCGCTGTATGCCTGCGCCAGACTCAGCGCCGCCGTCGGGCCGGTGGCGCGGCGATACGACCGCGCGGATGACCCGCCGCCAAAGCTCGAGACGAAGGCCAGCATGCTGGTCGCCAGCGCACCGGGGGCGCCCAGCAAGGAAGGCCAGGTTCCGTTGAGGATCTTGCCGACCGCCGTTTGCGCGTAACCAACCACGCCGGCTACTTCATCCAACACGGCGCGGTCGACCCAGCCCGGCAGCGGCATGCCGCCGAGCAGGCCGGCGTAGTCGCCCGAGACGAAATCGCCATAGAGCTGTTGCGCCGTGGTGAAGCCTTCCTGCACCGCCGACAGGCTGTCGGTCGATACCCAGTCCGGCCAACCATCGATGCCGAACTTATCAGTGAAGCGATTGAATGCGGACTGCAGCAGGGACTCGCGGAAGGTGGCGATCTCCAGCAGCGGCACCGACCCGCCCGCCGGATACTGGTTCTCGCCGGCCTCGGTGAACGTCATCGAGACCCGAGCCAGACCGCCTTCCTCGAAGGTGTGCCGCACCCGACAGCCCGACGCAACGACCTGCAGCCGCCCATAGAACGGGTGCACCAGCTCACCGGGGCCTTCGGCACGCAGCGCCTTGAGCAGCTCGTCGAGCTGGGTCAGGTAGTCGGGACCGATGACGATGGCCTCGAGGCTGATCTCCTCGACGCTACGACCCATGTCCTCGACGTAGGGCACGTCGCGCTTGGGGTACTCGTGCACCACGTTGCGCCGCCCGATGCCACCCAGGTCATCGGACTGGTACTCAAACGCCACACCCCGGAACGAGGCGGGCTGCAATCGATCACGCCAGGCCATGGCTTTTCTCCGGGCAATAAAAAACCCCGCCGGGGCGGGGTTTCTTGTAGAGACGAATGGCTCAAGTGCCAGTGCACGAGGCCTGCAACTTGGTCAACTCGCCAACTATGCTTTGACAGCTGGCCAGATGTTTTCTGGCATCCGCAACACTGACCATATGGTTGATCTTGTAATCAGCCTCAACGCGGTACATTTTTGCGGTTGCAAGCCGGTTAGCGATTACTTTGAGCCTTTTACCAGAGGCCTCATAGCGCGAAATAAGTTGTTCATGAACACCAGAACTAGTCTTCTGGTGCGACAAACCCAAAACGTCAGCCGTAGATTGCGCCTCGTGATACACCGCGTAGTAGGCGCGGCCGATAGACGCCCGGAGCAGACACTCCGACGACGGATTCTCTGCCATCAGCCGCTGGGCGAGATTCAGCAGGTCAATCGATGAAATAGGCATGATCAGGCTACGCAGCGAAGGCTTTCGGAAAACGGGCGAGTAGAAAAGCCAATCGTCCCACTGAGCGGGTCATCGAACGAATCCACCAGGGCTTCCGAAATTTCCCAATCAATTCGCACCAACTCGTCTGTCGGCAGGTTAAGCGGAAACTCATAAAGAATTCCGGCTTCCCGGCTGCACGAGTATCCGTAAACCAAAAACGGTGCCTCAGGTGAGTTCTTCGCCACTACTTGCGCGGCAACATGAACGCGCCGAACAACATCCAGATCTGTCAGGCCACGCTCATTCAGGATCGCGGCGCCACAAGTGATCTCTTCTATAGAGTCAACAAGATGCTGCGTACGCTCGTCGAACTGCGGCGCTTTGATTTTATTTAGCGCCTCAATAGCTTCGAGAGCCTTGGTGTACATGCCGCACTGAAGCGCGACCGTCCGAACGCTGCGCAGCCAGTTGGCGTCCGCTTTCAGCCGCAACCCCTCCACGTGCTCCGCCGCCTCAAGCATTTCACCGTTCAGCACGGCGGCATGAGCCAAATTGAGCCCGAGCAAATCGGCTTCAACCGAGAGCTGCCCAGCTCGCGTCATGTGTCTTTTCGCTTCGGTCATGTTTCTACGAATCGCATGCAGCAGCCCGAGTTCGAGCCTGACCACTCCTTCGAACTCAGGCAATGCGATCAGTTCGGTGAGCTGCCGCTCAAGGCGTTTACAGGCGAGCAGGTCCAACTGAAAACTGGCTGCGAAACCATTGAATATCGCCAGTCGATCCATGTGCAGCTCATTCAATTTAGGCGCAGGAACGGCCATGACTAGTCCTTGTGCGAGACAGCGAGTAGCTGCGGCGGCAGTTACGGGGTGCAAATTTATACCATCATAAGCCCCGTTGTCACCGCCGCTACGGCATCGCCAACGACCGGTACCCCACGTCCGCCTCCATGGCGAGCCCTGGCTGATTGGTTTTCGCTGCCTGCACCTGCATACCTGCCGGGGCGTTTTCGAACTTGACCACCATCTGCCCATCCAGGCTCTGGCGATTCCCGGAAACCAACGCACGCTGGCGAGCGATGGCGTCGGTCACCGCGCCTGGCGGAGCAACCCCACCGCCTCCGGCTCCTGATGCTGCCGTGGGCGCCGCTTCTTCGTCACCGCCGAACCAGCCGCCGACCTTGCTCACTGCGCCGGTAATGGGTTCGATGAACTTCTTTACCCGATCCCAAAGACCAGAGAACCAGCCAACGAGCGGCTCCCAGTTCTTGATCACCAGGCCGAGCGGGCTAAAGCTGAAGAATGCGTCCTTCAGCCAATCCCAAGTCGCCGAGGCCACATCCTTGATGCCCTGCCACATCGCAGCGAACCACGGGCCGACCGTTTCCCAGTTGGCATAGATGAGCGCGGCAGCAGTACCGATACCGGCGAGGATCCAGCCAACGGGCCCCATGGCGAGCAGCACCCCCTTGAACCCGGTGGCGACTGCCATCAGTGCAGGGCCGGCGGTGACACCCAGCGAGAACAGCCCCATCGTCAATCCGACAACAGAAGACAGCACCTGCAGACCAATGATGGATGCGATGATGATGGCGATTCCCTTGAGCCCGCCGAGTGCCTTGGTCACATCGATCACGCCAGTGGTGAAGCCCTTGACGCTGTCCCAAACGCCCTGCCAGTCGATGGCCATTACCCAGCCCTTCAGCTCGCGGAACACGCTGACGAGGTTGTCGGATACCGCCTGCGCAAACTTCTTCAGCGAACCATCGGCCTCCATCGCCTGAAGCGAATCGAGCACGCCTTTCAGTTCACCCTTGAGCACATCGAAGATGCCGGCATCCCCGATCATCTTGAAGACGCGGGTGAAGGTGTCCTGCAGGTTGGACCACATGCCGTCCCAGGTGGTCGACAGCTTGTCCATCGCACCGCCGTAGTTGCCGTTCCAGATACCCTGGATTACCGCCTGAATCTGCTCTCGCGAGTTGGCCTTGGCGGTGGCCACCATGGCTTTGCCGTTCTGCTGCCAGCGATAGACGATCTTGTCCCCGGCTTTCTCAGTCGTGATACCGAATTCCTTGAGGCGCTCGTTCTCGCCAGTCATCGCATCGGCCAGCGCCTCCACCGCCTGTTCCAGTGGCTTGCCCATCGCGGCAGCAGCGTCACCCGCCGACTTCAGTGCACCGGATTGCGGGTCGATGCCATACGCCTTCAGCTTGACGAAGGCATCGGTGACCCCGGCCAGCTCGTAGGGCGTTTGGGCGGCGAACTGGCTGATCCAGTCCATGGACGCTTTGGCTTTGTCCGAACTCCCCTCGATGGTCGAGAGGATCGTTTCGAAGCGCTCGAACTGGGCCGACGTGCTGACGACCTTGGTGCCGAGCGCACCGATGCTGCCCAGCCCCGCCGCACCGAATACGGCGCCGATCGGCGCCACCAGTCCGGTGACGGTCGCCTGCAGCCCGGAGGTGGCTCGGCCGATGTCCTGAAACGCCCGCTTGAACGGGCGCATTTGCCGCTCCATCTTTTTCAGCGGCCGGGTTACCCGGTCGATGACGTCGAGTACAGCAGTGAAACTTGCCTTAGCCATTGGCGGCCTCGTTTTCAAGCTGCGCCAGGCGCAGGGCCTGCCGCTCCCAGAGCTCGCGCTCCGAGTGCGGCAAGTCCAGCACCACTTGAGGGGACACGCCGAAGTAACGGGCGATCTCGAAACAGCAGTCGATCAGTCCTCCTGATCCGCTGCCTGTTCCTCCACGTCCTCCGGCATCAAAAAAGGGAGCAGCCACAAGAACACCTTCTTGCGGTCGCTCGGGGCGAGCGCCTCGGCGGAACTACGGGGAATCTTTGCCAACTTGACGATGTAGTTGACGGTGATTTCCGGCAGCTCACGAATGCTCCCGCCACCGCCGCCACCCATGACGAATGGTTCGCCTAGCTTGATGACATGCTGCCCGGTCGGCTCGGTCAGGTGAATCTGCTCGACAGCCTGGCCGTGCGCTTCGATGGGCTTTTTAAGCGTGATGGTCAGATCCATTTGCCTTCCTTCCCTTCGAAGCGCAGCGAGGTGTTGCCCTCGGCGCCGTTGATGGCGAGTTCACCGGCCAGCCAGGCTTCGGACAGCACACCGGTCATGCCGTTGGCCAACTCGGCGGTGATCACCAGGCCGTCGCCGTCGCGGATCTTGGCCAGCGGGAAGCCCTTGGGCACGAAGCATTCCAGTTCGATGAAGGGCACCCGCGGGGTTTCCTTGTAACCAGCAACGCCGGAGAGGCCGGCGAGCCCCTCCTTTTCCGAGCTGTTCAACGACAGGCTCAGCGAGCCGCCAAGCTCCAGCTGGTCGCCGTCGACGCTGACAAAGCAGGTGCCTGCAATGCGGTTTTTCATGGATGGCTCCTATCAGTAATTCAGGCGGAACTGGTTGAGCACCGCGAAGATGCGCAGCTGGTTTACGAGATCCGGCGGATACAGCACGTTCACCCGGTTGGGGTTGGTTTCGTCGATCTCGACGATGAGGTTTTCAGCGAACAGGTCCGAACGCTCGACGATGCCGGCCCGCTCCATCGCGGCGTAATCCGCCACCAGGCGCGCCTTGATCATGCTCGGGGTGGCCACGCCTTCCGGTACGCGGATGCCGTCGCTGCGCAGCGCATGCCGGCCGAACTGGGTGGTCACGCCGGTGCGCAGGTAGCGCATGACGTACGCCAGTTGGTGCAGGTTCTCGCTGTCCAGGTAGCTGGTGTCGTTCGAGCCCCAGGGGTTCTTCTGGTAGGTGGTAATCGAGCGCTCGATGCGCACCACGCCGTCCTTGCCGCTGTAGTGAGTAGCGATACCGCTGGAAAGCAGCGTCTGTCGCTCGGTCAGGGTGAGGCGCTCATGCGAAGCCGGCGCCAGCACGCCGCTGATCTCGCCGGTCTGGGTGGGCCGGGCTACGTGTGCGGACAGCAGCGAGGCCTCCCGGGCAACCCGGGCAGCGATGTACTCGTGGTCGCATGCACCTACTCGCGGCTCGACGCCGAACAGGGTGCAGTGCTGGTCGTTCCGGGTGGCGCCGTAGGCCTGCAGCTCAGCCAGCGTGCCGCGGCGGGCACTGTAGACATGACCGTAAACCTGCCGCGCCCAGCTCCAACGCCCGGTGGTGTCATCCATCTCCGCGCGCAGCGCGTCGAGGCTGACAGCATCGCTGAAGGCGCAACCGATGAAGTCGTATTCCTCATCGCCCAGGTTGGCGATCACGCCGGACAGATCAGGCGCACCCGCCCCGGCGGTCGCGACAGTTACCGGCCCGGCACTGATACCGGACGGGAACGACTCGCCACCCGCAAGGCCGCGGCGGTTGAGCGCCAGCGGCACACCGTTGCCCGCTTCACCCTTGAAGCGCGAGGTGAGCGTCAGCGTGCCATCCAGCGCGCTGGCCGTAACAGGAAGCGAGGTAGCGGCATTCACCGCCGCAGCGAAGGCAGCCGCAACGTCAGCAGCGGTATCAGCAGCACGGACGGTCACCGCCACGCGCGCAGCGCCAACGTACAGCGCCGCCACGGTGCTGCCGGTAGCGGCACCGGTGAAGGTGATGGTGCGCACCGCGGCAACGCTCGCGGCCGGCTCGGCGACCGGAGCCACCCACAGCTCAGTGAACAGGTTGCCCGCACGGAACGCCTCGACCATCGCGGCAGCCATCGAGCCGCTACCGAACAGGCTGCGGGCCTGTTCGGCGCTGGGGCAGATGACCGGCACATTGGCCTCGGCAGTCGCATCCGCGGCCATCAGGCCGATCAGCAGCACCCGCATGGTCTGGCTGAAGCTGTTGGCCTTGCTGCTGTCCAGTTCGATGTAGAAGAACGGCACCCGCAGCCCCGCAGGGATTTGGCTGAAACTCATCGACGACATTACTTTTTCTCCTTCGAGGGCTTGGCTTCAGTCACGTCGCCATCAGCGATACGGCGTAACCAGTACTGGGTCGGCTCAACCTTGGCGCCGTTTTCGGGCAAAGGCTGGCCGGTAGCCGGGTCGATAACGACGCGGCCACGGGCGGGTTTGAGGTGCATGGGTTACTCCAGGGTGATGTCAGCGCCGGCTTCGATGCGGCCGTCTGGCCCGCGTGATGCCAGGTTGGGGTCGTACATGGGGTCGATCACATCGGTGCGGACATCGATGCCGGCAAGCCGTGGCATCTGCTCGACCATGCCGGGCTGCGCGGTGTCCTCGATGCCGATTTCCGCCTCGGCCGAGAACTCGAACTGGTAGTAGAGCCGGGCGGCATCCATGTCGACGCCCTGCCCGCCTTCGTATACCAGCCCGTCGTATTCCGGGCCCGGCGGCCATAGCAACAACGCGCGCCATAGCTCGGCACGGATGTCGTGAATCTCCGTCACCGCCGCCTGGCCCCGCCGGTCGCCGCTGTTATCCAGCACCACGACGATGGCGACGCGGTCGGTAATGGTCTGCCGGTAGCGGTTCTGGCTTTGCTGCTGGCCAGCCTGGTCGGCATTCGGGATGACGAACGCCGCCGGCAGAGCGACTTTCGAGTTCGGCGGCAGGCCAGCAAACTCGGCAGCACCCGCCACCCGCCCGGCGAAGCTCGGGCACGCTACGCGCAGCCGCGTTATCACATTGTCGAGGTTCATTTCGCCGCCTCAGGCTTGATGCCTTTTTCCATCGCCTTCCTCAGCTCCCGCGAGAACCGCGCCAGGTGCTTGCGGCCGGCAACGCTGGTAGCGCTGAGGCGCCGCTCGATCTGGTCCCGGCCAGAGATGAGAAACTCGGGGTAGAACTCGCCCTTTTTGTACGAACCGCGGCTGGGCCCGATCCAGGCCTTCAGCCCGTCGCGCTTACTGACGCGCGCAAGGATGCTCTGCGCCAAATGACCCGTACGGCGCGCCGGCAGCGCACCAGGCGCCGAGGCCCGGTACTGGCCGCCACCCGGGCGGTACCACAGCCGGCCGGCACCGGTACTGCCTTCCAGCAGCGCGGTGGAGTCCCGCTGAATGTTGCCCGCCGTTTCGCGGACCAGCTTGCGGATGTACCGCGTGTCCAGCTTCCAGCCGAGATAGCCCTTGGTCGCAACGCGAACCAGAGGCGAGCGGTAAACTGTCATCGTTGCAACTCCTCGCAATCGAGCACCGTCCAGCGCCCACGCTCCTCCCAATCGCTTACGCGACGGATACGGAAGACGCGACTGCCGTAGGTGACCTCATGGTCAGCTGTGAGCATGGGGCGATGCCTGATGACGATGCGGTGCGTGATCTGGCTGCCAACCTGCTGCGACCCGATCCACGTCGCGCCGGAGACTGGCAGCAGCGCCGCCCATACGGTTACCGGCGCCAGGTGTTGCGCATCGAGGCCGGTGAAGGCGTCGGGCACGTCCTGTCGACGAGTGATGACTACGCGCTGGCGGAGCAGACCCGCCCGGAAACCAGCCTGTGCCATATCAGAACCTCGGCGGAACGGTTACTTCAGCCAGCAAGGAATCCATGTAGCTGGTCGGAAGTTCTGCAACGTTGGTCCCGACAATCAGGGTTTCCCGATTCTCAAAGGCCGTCGCCGCATGCATCAGCATCCAGCTTTTCACACCCGGGTAAGCATCCAGATCGAGACCGGCGCTGTAGCGGATCACCAAGCGCCCGGGAGGCCGCCCGGCAGGAAAGATGAGGAAGCTTTCGCGGGCGCTGTGCTGTAGCACATGCGGCACCTGCAGGGCGGTCAGTGAGCCGTCGCTTTCGCGCACGCTCACCGACTGCACTTCCTTGACCTGCCCCACGTCGAGGGCGTGACCGGAGCCATAGGCCGGCGGCCACTCCTCTTCATAGGTGGCTTCACGAATCGCCGCACCGGTCCGCGCCTCGCACTGGGCCGTTACGCCGGGGATGATGATCAGCTCGATCAGCTCCGGCTGCAGGTCTTCGACTTCGACCCGGCATTGCCGGGCCACGTCTTCGAGCGTCAGAACCGGCTGACCGGTGTAGGCGATTCGCTTGGCCATGGTTTAGGGCTTCTTGTCTTCGTCGACGGTGTCGTTATCGCCGGTTTTGTTCTCGGCAGTGTTGTCACCAGTGTTTGTAGCTCCGGTGGCGCCGCCCTTGGGTGCGGCAGGCTGCGTGGCCGTGGCGCCCTTACCCTTGGCGTAAGCTTCCGCCACGCCCGCTTCGATCAGTTGATCGGCCTTTTCCTTGGCGAACCCGGCTACTTCGTTCGGGCCGTAGCCCTGCCAGGGTTTCTTGAACTTGATGATGGTCGGCTTGCTCATGTTGGAGTCTCGCTTGGTTCAAGGGACGCCCCGCCGGATGGCGGGGCAGTCAGTTACATGCCGGCACCCCAGGTGACGCCGGTACCGATGGCGATCGACTCGATATGGCGCGGGCCGAAGTCGTGCTTGCTGATCACGCGGATCAGTGTCTGGTCGCGCTGGAAGGCGCTGACCACGTTGCCTTCGCCGTCCTTGTAGGAGGCCTCGGTGCTGATGGCAATGGCCAGCTGCTCGACCTCACCGATGTAGCAGTCGGCGAAGTTGACGAAGTAGATTTCGGACTCGTTTCCGCCCACGCCAAGGTTGGTCGGGATCTGCGTGCTGAGCGCCCACTTGTAGCCCTTGAGCAGACCGGCATCGATTTCCGGATAAGCCTTGTTGCCGTTGCCATCGCGCAGGCTCTGCAACCAGCGGATCGTGCGCGGGTGCATCAGCCAGCCACATGCGGCCAGGTCGACGTTGGCCACCTCCAGGCGCAGCATCAGGCCGCCGAGGAAGGTATCGACGTCAGCCAGGGTGACGCCGGCAGGCTGCGCCACGATGTGGCCCGCCGGCGCCCAGTAGCGGAGGCCCTTCGGCAGCGGATCGACGCCCGAACCGCGAATGAAGTGCAGGTCCTCGGAAAGGCCCATGCTGGTGGCTAGGTCGCTGCTGACCAGCGCGTCGACGCGCGGGTTGACGCCGGAGAACGCCAGCAGGTCGTTGGAGATCGGAACGATCGCCGCGGCCTTCTTGGCCGACAGCTTGAGGTCGGCGAAGGTCATTTCGGTCAGCGGGATATCCTGCTCGGTACCGATGTAGCTGACCGAGGTGTTGCCGTTGATACGCGGCAGGGTCATGTTGCCGTTGTTCAGCGGCAGGCTGACTGCCCCCATGCGACGAACGACCGACTTCGGACGCAGCGACTCGATGACGCCGGAGCTGAAGTTCTCCGGCACCAGCACACCACCGGCACCAGCGGTCACGGTGGACAGCGCCATGTGCACGTCGGCGCCGAAACCGTTCACCTTGGCCAGCTCTGCAGCCTGCTGCTGGTTGCCCTGGGCCTGAACCAGCAGGCGCACCATCTGCGCCATGGCCACATCGGGCTTGGTCGGCTGGTTGAACGGGCCTTCCACACGACTGCCAGGCGGGCTGTTAATGCCCTGGGCGCCTTCGTTCACCGGTACGGCGGCGGAAGCGGCAGCCCGCTCCGCGCTTTCGGCGCGGCTGATCTTGTCGGACAGGGTGTTGATCTGTGCTTCGAGTTCGCCGAACTTGGCCAGCTGCTCGGCATTGAGGCTGGTACCGTCAGCCTCGAGTTTGGCCAACGCTTGCAGCTCGGTGTTGAGCTGGGCGCGTTCGCTTCGCAGTTGAAGTACTTTGGACATCGGTGTCTCCTGGGCATGAAAAAGCCCGCACGGGGCGGGCTCGGGTTAGCTGCCGCGAACGCGGTCAGAATCGGGTTTGCAAGTCGGCTGCGGCGGCGCGCATCCCGATCCGCGTCGGGCTGCGCTGGGCTCGCGCCTGGGCGATGGCCTGTGATATCTCATCCACGGCCTGCTGCGGGCTTTGCAGCCGATCGGCTAGCCCCGCCGCGATGCCGGCCTGGCCGCGGTAAAGGCCCGCCTGGGTGTCGATGACCTGCTGCACGGATAGCCCCCGGTAATCGGCCACGGCGTTGACGAACAGCTGATAGCTCTCCTGCACCAGGTCGTTCAGCACCTTCAGCGACTGGTCGCTGATCGGCTCGTGCGGCGTCAGGTCGTTCTTGTGCGAGCCGGCGTAAACGGTGGTCACCTTCACGCCGAGCTTCTCGTTCATCTGGCTGCGGTCGTAGTGGCTGGCGATGACGCCAATCGAGCCGACCCCGCTGGTCTGGCTGACCACGATCTCGCTGCAGGCCGCCGCGATGATGTAGCCGCCGCTGTAGCCGCTGAAGTTAATCACCCCGGTGATCGGCTTTTGCTGGGCCATGGCTCGAATGTCCGCAGCCAGCTCGAAGGCACCGGTAGCGGCGCCGCCCGGGCTGTCGATGTCCAGCACGATGTGCTCGACCATCGGATCAGCGACCGCTGCGCGAAGCTGCTGGCGAAGCCCTTCGTAGCTGGTCATGGTTTCGCAGGGCTGCAGGTGCGCCCCGCGGCTGACCAGCACACCGTGCACGTCGATGACCTGAATGCCGGTGCGCGCGATGGTCTGCCGCCGGCTTTCCTCGGCCAGCGCCAGGCGGTCGCTGTGCCCTTCGTCCTCCATCATCCGGGCGCCGTCACTGGCACCGATGTTGACGATGTTCAGACTCATCGCCTGGTTGGCCCAGCGCACGCCCAGTTCGAGCATGTCCGAGGTAATCAGCAGCGGCTGGTTGAAGAGCAGGCTGGCTGCTCTGAGATAGGCTTTCATTGCGCCAGGATCCTCTCGATTTCAGCGTGCTGCAGTTCGAGCTGCGCGCGGACGTTGGGGTTGTTCAGGTCGGGCATGCCCTTGCCGGCATCGACCATGTTCAGCGGCTGCAGGTACACATCGCCGCCGGCAACCGGTGGCATGTTCTCCAGCCGCCGAATGTCGTTAACGCTCAGCCAGCCCCATTGACGGCCAATGGCGTACGACTCGTAGCGGCTCTTCTGGTCGCCGCGTAGCAGGCCGGACAGGTTGAACTCGATGAAGTGGTCGCGCCGGTCCTTGGGCAGCAGGAAGTCGCGCATCATCGATTGCTCGTGACGCTTGACCCACGGCAGCAAGGCGAAAACCACGAACTGGATCAGCAGCTGTTCCAGCGTGTTGTAGTTCGACTTCTCCAGATCGTTGACCATCGGCAGCGGGATCTTGTAGATCCGCGCTACGTCGGTGCCGCTGAGCTTGAGGATGTTGACGATGTCGGCATCGACGTGGCTCATGCTGATCGGCTTGAAGGCCATGCCTTCCTGCAGCAGCGCGACCTTCTTGGTGTTGTCCATGCCGCCGTACTTGTCCCCCCACTGATCGAGGATGCGATCGATGCTCGCCTGGTCCTTGATCGCCGGCGCCTCACGCGGACGCTCGATGACGCCGGAAACGGCCACGCCGTTGGCAAAGCTCTTGCCGGTGTACTGGCGTACCGCCTGGGCCAGCCCTACCGCCTCGGCGTGCAGCTCGATGGGCGACATGCCGGTGTAGTGGTTCACGCTATGCCAGCGCACATGGTGAACCATGCGCATCGGCAAGCGCTCCGGATGGTTGCCCACCTGGTAGCAGGGCAGCATGTCGCCGCCCTTGTAGGTGATCACCTTGCTGGTATCCAGCGGCCAGAGCGCAGCCACGTTGCCGTCGTCGCGCCGTTCGATCAGCTGAAAGCCGTTGCCGCGCAGGCCCGCGGAGAGCTGGGTGCACTCGCGCAGTTCGTACGGCGTTTGAAAGCCGTTGGGCTGGTAGCGCAGCACGTCGTACAGCGGATGGTTGATGGCGGCTTCGCGTTGGCCCTGCCCTTGCCGGCGGTACAGCTCGAGCGGCAACTGGCCGATGGACTCGGCCAGCAGGGTGACGCAGTTCTGCAGCACCGGGATGCCCAGCGCCGTTTCCGGCGTGACGACCATCCCGCTGCTGTTCTTGCCACGGCCGATCAGCCCGCGCCACCAGTCGTTGCTTTCGGTGACGCTGCCATACGTGTCGCCGAGAAGGCTGGAAAAGAACATGTCAGCCCCCTTTTGCGTTGAGTTTGGCAGCAGCGCGGTCGGCCAGATAGGACCAGCCGAGCAGCCCACCACCGGCCACCATCAGCGCGGCGGGAATGCTAAGCAGGGCGACACCCGCCACCAGTAGGCCGAACCCAGCCAGCCCGGCCAGCCAGGAAAGCACCATCAGTTTCATATGCCCGTGCCTTCTTCGTAGATTGAGGTGCCGCTGCTCACGCTGCCGGCGCCGCTGATGCCGGTTGCCATGATCGCGGCGACGATGCCATCGATACGGCCAATCGCCTTTTGCTTGTCCACTTTGCGGTTGCCGGCTGGGTCCGACACGGTGATGGCATTACCCGCGTTCCAGGTCAGGACCGGGTTGCCGTCGTGCCGCAGCGTTTCGACTTCCGCCGCCTCGCGCGGTACCAGTTGGTAGTCCCCGGGGTCCAGGTCAAGCACGTCAGGTTCCGCAACGGTACCCAGCAGGCGCCGCTCGAACTCATCCACCGCCGGCCCCATATCCTTGAAGCCTTGGCCGAACGGGGTCAGCTCGGGGAGCGTGATGCCGTGTTCGTTCATCAGCTCGCGCAGGTCTTCGATGCGCCAGCGGTCGTAAGCGATCTGGTGCACCTCGAAGTAGTCGCAGATCGTCTGCAGCCGGCGCAGCACATGCAGCTTGCTGATGGCCTTGCCCGGCGTGGTTTCGAGATGGCCTTCCTTGATCCAGACGCTGTAGGGCACCTTGTCGCGGCGCTCCCGCTCCTCGAGCTGATGGTCCGGAATCCAGAAGTACGGCAGTAGCCGCCAGTGCGGGTCGGCTTCGGTCGGGTAGAACAGCAACGCGAACGCCGTGAGGTCGGTGGTACTCGACAGGTCGAGCCCAGCCACCGCAGGGCGGTTGCGCAGCAGGCGCATGGGCACGCGCTCTTCGGCGGCGCTCCAAACGTCCCAGCCGATCCAGGGGTTGTCCGCCTGGGTCCACTGGCAGAAGTTCAGACGGCGCACGACCGCCTCTTTCGCCGGAAGGCCTCGCGCTTCGGCCACCTGTTCGCGCAGGTACTTGCGGCCGGGAATGCCCTCGGTTTGCCGCTCCGGATCAGCTACGAAGTCCAGCGAGGGGTTGACCTTCGCCCAGCATCTCTCATCGGTGAACGGGTCGTCGCCTTCGTCCAGGGAGCAGATGAACGCGAACAGGCTGTCGTTGTCCTCGATGCCAGCGCAGATGCGTTTGCCCAGTTCGTGGTACTGACCGCAGACGCTGTTCTTGTCGCTGCCGCTGTTGGTGATCATCACGATCATGGCGCGGCGGCGGTTCTTCGTGCCGGCGCGCATCATGTTTACGGCGGTGGCGCTCTTGTGCTCGTGCAGCTCGTCCAGCAGGCCGATGTGCGGACGCGGGCCGGACTGACCATCGTCCGAGCTGATCGGCCGGAAGAAGCTATTGGTGCTCGGGTAGAACAGGTTCCAGACCTTCTCGTCCCGACCCGATTGCACCAGTCGGCGCACCAGCGCGGGCGACATATTGACCATGCTCACGGCATCGCGGAACAGGATCATCGCCTGGTCGCGCTTGGTGGCGGCTGCGTAGATCTCGGCGCGCTGCTCGTCGTCGGCGACAAGGCCGTAAAGGCCGATGCCACCCACCAGCGGCGACTTGCCGGAGCCCTTGCCCGTCTCGATGTAGGCCATCCGGAACCGGCGGTAGCCGTCAACGGTGTACCAACCGAACAGGCTGCCGACCACGAAGGCCTGCCAGGGCGCCAGCACGAAGGGTTCGCCCTCGTACTCGCCGCCGTTCAGGCAGAGCACTTCCTCGAAGAAGCCGAGCGCCTTGTCAGCGGCGGCCTGATCCCAGACCAGCCCGCGCAGTTCGGCGCTATCGCGGTCGCGCAGGTGGCGCTTGCAGGCGTTACGCACGTCAGGGCCTGCGACCAGCTCACCGGCCAGCACCGCCTGGGCGAATGCGGTTACGCGGTCAACTGAAGTACTTGGCGGCAGCGTCTCGTTGTTCATTGGGGAATAGCTCACCTTGCGGGGCCGCCGCCTTCATGTTGCGGCGGGCCATCGGCGAGAAGCCAAACAGGGCGCCGGCGGCGTTCGCGCGCTTTTCGGCGTCGTTGGCCAGCTGCCGCCACACGCTGATCTGCTTGGCGCCAGTGGCGAATGTCTGGATGTCGCCACTGCAATCAGCCTTGGCGTTGTGCTCGGCGATCAGCCGGCGGAAGCGCTGCCAGTCGGCTACCGCTTCGCAGTAGGTGGCCAGCGCCATCATGTCCAACTTGCTGATCCAGCCGAGCGTCAGCAGGTCCGCAACTACGCGATCCCACTCGGCCGCAGCCTCGGCGCTCAGCCAGTCAGGCTTCGGCGGTGCGTCGACCGGCACGGCCGGCTCCAGCACCTCGGCCAGCAACTGGTCGGCGTTCTTTTTGCTCGGGTTACCCTGCAGCAGGTGTAGGTGCGCCGGCTTGCCCGGGCGTCCCGAGTTACTGTTTCCGGCCATAAATAACCTCTGATGCGCTTCGGTTTCCGGATACCCCCCCTCTCCATTTTTCCCGCCGTTGCACACGGTGATGGGGGACTGGTCTAGAGCGGGTCGCCGGCTGAATTTTTCACCCCCCCTACCCTGGGCGGTGCCAGTGGTGGCGCGGGTCGAGCGGGCGGCCATCGGTGCCGCACCCTGGCTGACGCCCCGACTTCTCGAAGCGCTGCTTGTCCGAGCTGTGGCAGTTGGTGCACAGCGACTGCCAGTTATCCCGCGACCAGAACAACTTCCAGGCAGCCGCAATGCGCTCGGGGTCACCGCTCGCCTTCGCTTCCTTCAGCCGGGGCGGCGTCTTGTGGTCCACCACCTGCGCCAGCACCGGGCGGGCTGGGCTGCTGCACCCCCCGCAAAACGGGTTGCGCCTCAGGTGATCTTCACGGGCCAGCTGCCAGCGGTAGCCGTACCCGCGTGACGCAGCCGTGCCGCGCCGGTCAGCCCTGCCGCTCGACATTGCAGACTCCCGCCTTCTTGGCCAGGTAGCGCGCATAGATGCCACCGGCGATGTCTGCACCGATCAGGCCCACGGCGATGCCCATCGCGCCGGCCAGCAGATAGTCCTGCTTGAGCCAGTAGACGAACATCAGCATCGAAACACCGAACAGCGCCGAGCTGCCGAAGCGCAGCAGCACCCGCTTGACCAGCACCCCGACAGCCACACCAGCAGCCTCGGCGCGCCACATCTCGCCAGTCAGCCCGGCAAGCGCGACAAGGATCAGCATCCACGCCGGCAGGTCCGCCAGCGACTGCTGCATCTGCTGTTCGGTCGACATGCACCGCACTCCGAATAAAAGGCCCGCATGGCGACGGGCAAGGGCGATGGCGGCGCCATCAGCCAGAAAAGACAAAGCCCCGCACGATGGCGGGGCTTTGAGAGGTGACCGGCAGGGGAACCGGCCGTTGCCTGACACAGCAAGTTAGGCTCGTTTCGGTCATCGCCTTGGCGCTGCTCTGACCTGTTATGCGCTTTGTACCCCCCGACTGCGGAGGCGTAAACCGTGATTTAAAGCCACCCGGCAATGTTCCGGTTATCTAATGCTTATCTGCCGGTTATCTCCCGCCAATGTGGCCCAAGGAATTAAGCCACGTAACGCCCACCGTGCACGCGCTGCATCCGGCGCCGGTATTCCAGCTCTGCCCTCACCCGCTCGTGCAGCTGCTGCACCCGGTCGTGATAGGTCCGCTCCGAACCGATCTTCACCCGCCGCATTTGCTGTTTAACCGTCGGGATCGGGTCTGGCAGGTAGCGCACCATGGCCAGCTTCACCAGCTGCGTTTCCAGGCAGAACGGCGGGCGACCGGTGCGCCCGGCCAGCTTCCACGCCTTCGCCAGCTTACGGTCCTGTGCCAGCCCGGCCTGCTTGAGCGTTCCGATGGCCGCATCCACCTCCTCGGCAGCGTGATCCACCGCGCCAGCCAGCCCCATCGAGCCGCGACCAGAAGTTGGGATCATCCCGCCGTACTGCATCGCCACCGCCAGCGGCGACGAACCAGCCGCACCAGGCGAACCCAGCCCGCCACGGCACCGCTCTCCCCAGTGCTGCAACAACGCCTCCACTGCTTCAATCACGGCCCACCTCCCCTGCAAAACCAACCCGACACACAAACGCCCAACCCAACACAAACCCGACACACTCAAAACCCTTACAAATCAACGCTTTCAAAGCATCTGTGTCGGGTGTGTTGGGTTTGTTGGGTTTTTCAGTCCTCGCATAAGAAAAAAACAGCGCCGCCTTCGAAACAGCCAAACGAATCGGCGCATGCACGCCTGCGCGCGCGTCAAACCCAACACACCCCGCACACACGCCGCAAAGCCCCGCCGTTGCTAGCTCCGCGCTGTGTTGGGTCGCAAAACCAAACCCGACACAACCCAACACACCCGACACACAATCGCGCGCACTCATGCTGCCTTCCCCTTCACATGATCCCAGCCATCCACGTCCCAGCCCGCCTCACGCGCCTTCGCACGCCAATCTTTCACCATCTGGCCGAGCGCAGCGCTCGTCAGAGATGGGGGCAGGGAAGAGTTCGGATCGTCAGGAATGAAGAACGCACCAAAGCGCCGCGAATTGCCATCCGTCCACGGGATAGGCCGCGCCGTCTTCTCAACCTCGGAACTGATGAACAGGCTGAACTTCGTCTGGCTCATCGCGTGTTCCCGGTTGCGCTGGCACCACTCGAGGAACAGCGAATAGAGGTCGCTCGACAGGCAGCCGCCCCACAAGCCGCGCCCCAGCTCCTGCGTACGCCACTGATGCAGGAAGGTCTGCCAACCGGCCCGGCTCAACGCCACCAGGCGCTGCCGTGCATCGGTATGCGGCGGGCGCGTCCGCTCGTTGAAGTCGCCCAGATCGACCGCCAGCAGCCACGCATACAGCGCCGCCACACCACCATTGGCCAGCTCGCGCCCGATCGCCTGCTGCCGCTCCGGCGGCAACGTCTCCTGTGGCCACATCACCAGCAGCCGCCGGTCACTGTCGCTGATCGGCCACGGCAGAATCTCGTTCGAGAGGAACACCGCATTCATATGGTTGGCTTCCTCCCAACCATTGATGAACTTCGACTCCATCCGCACCGTCTTGCCCGTGATCAGATGCTTGATCTTGCCCACCTGGTTGTAACGCTGGTCGCGGCTGACCACCTCCTCGAACACCGCCCACAGCTTCCGGCTCTGCCACGCGTTGAAGTTCGATTCCAGCTGCGTCTGCCCCACCGTCGCCGCGTACTGCCCATACAGCGCACCCATGGTGTCCGCGAAGAACAGGCTCTTGCCCGAACCCTCCGTCACCGAATGCATCAGCACAGCGGTGTCCAGCTTTGCGCCCGGGTGCTGCAACGGAAAGGCCAGCCACTTCGTCAGCCAGTCCAGGGCCTTGCCGTCGTGGTTACAGAGAAACGAGATCAGCCAGCGCAGGTTCTCGCACGCCGCATCATCGCGCACCGGCTCCAGCGGCAGCCCCTCGAACGTGTTGATGTACGTCGCCGGGTCCTTCGTCATCGTCGGGTCGAACACGATGTGATCCACGTCCACCGTGCGGCGCTCGGCGCTGTTCAGCCACAACGCATAGGCATCGCCCAGCGCCATCTTCACCGCGCCTTCCGGGAGGCGCCGCTTCTTCTCGCGGTCCCACACATCCTTCGTCCCGTCGATGTACACATAGCGCTCGGTCGGCGGCATGCCCAGCGCACCGGCCTTCTTGCCCGCCATGCGCCGCGCCTGCTCGATCTCGCGCACCGCATCGGCGCCGATCAGCTTCTTGTTCGTGTCATCCAGCCAGGTCTTCGCCAGCGGCTTGCCCACCAGCGCCTCGAAGGCGGTCTTCTTCATCGCCGCCTTCTTATCCTGGTCCCATACCTGCGTCGTTCCCTCAACCAGCGCAAACCGCCGCAACACCTGCTCGGGCGTGAAGCCCGCCCCCTGCCCCCCGTTGTCGGAGGAGCCGGCCGGCGCAGCGGCTTCGTCAGTGGATGGGGTCGGGGAAGGCTTGCCAGCAGCAACAGCAGCGTCGAGCTGCTGCGCAACCGCCTCCAGGCCCCATGCCACATGCACATCGTTCCAGTCCTGCCCCGCCTCGCCTTCGGCCGGCTGGGTCGGGAAGGCCGCAATGCCACCCACCTCACCCGCCGCCGCTTCCGCCTTCTTCCGGCCCGGGTTGCCCGGCTTCGTCGGGTCATCGTCACCAGCCACGACCAGCAGCGCATCCGGGCATTGCGCCGCCAGGTCACGCGCCACCGCCGGCATGTTGCCGGAGTCCAGCGCCATCGCCACCGGCCAGCCCTTCGCCATATGCACACTGGCAGCCGTCGCATAACCTTCGGCCTCGCCGATCACCGGCGCGCCGTCCAGCTCGCCCAGCACATGCCGGCAACCCGCCTTGCGCCCGTACTTCGGGAACAGCTTCGTGCCCTGCTCATTGATCGCCTGCAGGCTCCACAGCTTCCCCGCCGCATCGCGCAGCGGAATGGCAATGCTGCCCGCCTTGAACATCAGGAAGCTGATCGAATCAGGCCGCGGCTTCGGCAGGTTGGCGAAGAACTCACGCGTCTCGCTGCCCACCCACACGTCGCAGCGCTGCCGCTCGTCATCGATGGAAAGCACAACGGTGTAATGGAAGTAGCCAACGCCAAAAGCCCCCACCTGCTTGCGTTCCAGGTAGGGGCTTTCGCCTTGCGGCTTGCAGTGCTTCGTCCAGATCAGCTCACACGC